TGAGGCACTGGACAGTTCAGTGTTTCTAGTAACAATCTTAGCCTTCAGAGAGTACACACCGTCAGGCTTAGGGTACACATCAATCTGTGAGTCACCGCTTCCGTCAACACCATTGAACGTGTAGTACTCAGGTGCTCCAGAGGCAGGTGTGTTAATTAGGTACTGCTCGTCAAACCAAGACTGAGGACGGTACTCCATAGTCAAGTTAGACGTATCGTTAATCAAGTGTAGAATCTTACCGTAGTCCTGTGAACCTGTGAGCGAGTACGTGTAGTCATCAGCAGCTGTGGTAATCGTAAGCGTTGACCTGAGTTGAGACCAATCCCAAGCATTCTGTACAAAGTTCTTTGCGTCGTTAACAAAGTCGCCAACCATCTTGCTGTACGTATTGGCGTTAACAGTGGTTACTTCGTCCTCTCGCAAACGTCTAAGGACATTGTTTACTAAATCTAAATATGTCATACCATGCCCTCAAACAAGCCTTTCATTACATTCTGTTGAACATCTGCAGGTAAAATTTGTGCTAAGTAATCAACCACAGGAAACTCTAGTTTAGCTAGTAACTGAGGATCGCCAGCAATGTCAAAAGCAAACGGGTCAATCTGTTGTGTCATCATGCCACTTCCACCACCACCACCACCACCGCCACCACCTCCGGTTTCTGGAGGAGGGGTTGTTTCCGGGGGAGGCGGAGGAGGCGGAGGCGTAGTCGTTGGAGGAGGAGGAGTTGTTCCTGTTACTTTAATTTCTTCCTGCACACAACGTTCTACAGCGCCATCAAAGACGTACCCTGCTTTACAAGGACCACAACTTCCGTCTGGTCTAGTGGTGGCGTTAGGATCATCACAAGAGTACGGTGGGCCTGTTATTTCATCCCCACCATCGTCAATATCGTCACCAGATGGGTACTTACAGTCTCCCTCTTCGCCCGTGTTTAATGCTTTAGGATCCTCACATTTTTTTTCGTCGCCAGTGATTACTGTATCATCTTCATCATCACCAGTGATTACTGTACTAACACCGCACTCTTCCTTATTTAATCTAGCATACTGTGGGTTATCACAAGGGGTTTCGTATTGAAAACCTTTTACTTCGTCGTCCTGTGGTGGGTCTACAATAGTTTCACGATTAGGGTCTTGTAAAACAAACCCCGGTACTACATCGTCTTCATCACCCTCTTCTTCAAGACCGCTTAAGTCAACTTCTGCAGGGTCTACAATGGTTTCACGGTCAGGCTCAAAACCCTCAAAAAAGACTTCTTCTGTTTCTTCTTCCTCTTCTTTGTCTCCGCCAATAAATAAACTGTCTACTGCGTCACCAATCTCGTTCATAATGACACCAGACATGACACTACCAAAAATACCGTTTACATAATCGTATATACCTTTAGGGTCAGATCCTTTTTCAAATATGCCCTGAATCCCCTCCCAAACGTCCCCTGCAACTTCTTTAATCGTATCAACAGGTTTTTCAATAAAATCACCTATTGTTTTACCTACTGTTTTTACTGCGTCTTCAATTTCTCCTACAGTAGCGCCTACAATGCCGGGAATAGGCGGTACGGGAAGCCCCGGTATTCCAACTAAAACGCCTACGGTAACACAGTTTCTTACCCACTCTTTACCACCGTATGCGCCTTCCCAACATGGTCCTTTAGTGTTAGAGGTTGTTGATATCAAGCCTTCAATTGCTGCCCAAGGATCATCTGCTGCTTTACCGACTGTAGCAACAATGTCTTCGTACTTTTGTTTAAAGTCATCTACAACCGCTTTGCCGTACTTTTCAATTAAACTTTGTTCAGTTGATTGAGTGTCTTCCGTTGCCCCTACAATACCTGAGTAGTACTCTTTAAATCCGGGCATATCCTCAAGTGCAGAAACATCAACGTTTTTAATTACGTCCATGTTTCCGGTCTGCATGGCGTCAATCCACGCATTAGCAGCGTTCATTCGATCAACACGATCCATGTCATCAGAATCTTGGCCTTCAATGTCAGCCAAGTACGCATTAAGCAGCTCTCTAAAAGTCTTATACCACTCAAAGTCTTCTAGAGGGCTTTCCGTAGGGTCGATAGGAGCTAGACCAAAACTTACTTGTCCGGGGAAATACTGTTGGGCGTATCCGGGGCTTTCTCCAAATTCAGCCATTATTGCTTTCGTCCTTTTAATGCCAGCAGCTTGTCAGCACCACGAATACCAAAGGATGCAGACACGGCCATAAACAGTAGGTACTGATACCAATCAGGCAGTCTGTTAAGCTCTTCAAAGGCAAGACCAATGCGGTCTAGTATTTCTACATCGTTCATCCCAATGCCCCACACAACGGCAACCACAGGCGCTGAGAGCAACAATGTAAACCACTCGTCTTTCCACGAGGTAGCACTGGCAGTTGCCATAAGCTGTTCCCAAGACGCTGTGTTCTTGATAACTTCCAGCTTGGCGTGATGCACTGCATTCTTTTCTTCAGCTCTGTTTTTAATCAACTGGCCTAAAAGTGTTGCAATTGGCGATATGATTGCTTGCCACATAGGTTATCGCACCATGTAAACAACAAGGGATGCACACGCACTTACAGCAACCCAGAAGAATCGCTCTGCGTTTTTAACGGAACTTGAGTTAGCTAACACAGTTCCCTCTAGCTCCCGTATGTCATCTTCCTGATCGTCTAGCCTTTTCTCGTGTCTATCCATGCGCTTGAAAGCAGACAGCAGCTGCTCTTCCACACGGGCAATCTGAGATACCGCTTCAGTTAGCTTGTCGAGCTTTTGCTCAATGCGGTCAAGCCTGTTATCCATCATAACTGTGCTTCCTGCGCCGTTCATGTTACAGAGTTGCCGCCAGCTCAAACAGAGCGTCCATCTCTACATCAGTCATGCCCAGTGCAGAAGCCATAATGTCAATCCAAGGTGACAGACGTTCAACCGTAGAAGCGTACTCCCACTCAATAGATATAGTTGTCCTGTCAGGCTCTGGGATCAACGCAATAGCATCTTCTACCAGCTGTAGTTTATTTTCTTGGGCCAACGCTAGTCGTGCCTGACGCATAGTTACTACTAAGCCTTCACGCTTCTGAGCTAGTGCAGCTGCTTCGTAAGCGTCAATCTGATCCTGCACAGTCACTACATTGGTAGTTGTTACGCCTTGGTCATCAGTAACCTCTTCTGTGTACTCAGTGAACATATCTCGCTCTGTCCATGCGTACACCCAGTTACCGTTAGCGTCTTGCTCTACACCGTTGCGTACAACGCTCTTGTAGTCAGCAGACGGGTCAGGCTTAGGTGACGCCAGTACAGGGTCAATCCCAAGTGTCTCGTTGACGTTTGCGTTCCACACCTTTGGCAGTGAAACATTCGGGTGCATACTGCGGATTTGGCCTTGAGTTTTGACCTCCCCCGTTGATCTGATGCGATATTCCGACATAGTTGATTCTCCTATGCGATTGCTAAAAAGAGGTAAGTACCACCAGAAGCGTTAAGTGCCGCTGGTGCTGATGATGTGATTGTAAATCCACTTGATAATGGGTCGATGTAGTCTGTTGATGTGACTTGTGCGGTCGTTGTGTTTAAGAAAAAATAAGGATCGTTACCAGCCACGATTCCACGAACAGAATCCCACAAGTACCAATCACCCGTAGAGTCTGTACGCTTCACTAGCACAAACCTAACGCCAGAAGTGAAGCCACAGTCAACGTCTAGATCAGATCCTGTGCCTGTGTAGCTACCGACCTTTGATATGCCGGGGACTGAGGCAAAGTGATAACTTATAATTGGGATATTAGTTTCATTGACAGCAGAACCAGAACTAGTACCAAGAGTAAACACAGAATCAGTAGGACTTGTATTATTAAACCAAACAGAGGATGTTATAGGTGTGCCAGTGCTTAAAAATATTGCTTTTGTATTTCCTAAAGAAGAGTGATAAACAGCCCAACCATTTGTGTTTGTTCTGCACTTGAATATCATCATTTCTGGGGCAACGCCAAGGTTATGGCTAATGGTTCTAGTGATTCCCGTCCCCGTATAAGCCACAACATCAAAGAAGCCGGGTGCACGTCTCCACATCCATGAGAGCGAAGTTGAGTTGTTTCCTAGTCCAGTGCCATAACCAGTGTTGTAGTCGTAGTCTCTGTTAGAGATATTTGCCTCTGCGGCGTTTGAGGATGTTTGTAAGCGTTTGCCTTCAATTAACCTTGAGGTCAGTATGGGCTGTATAGTATATGTATTGTTAATGTCTTTCTGAAAGGCCATGTCAACTGGAAATCCAGAATTAAAAGCTGGATCGACGTTTGTTTGACTTGGTATTGCAAACAACTCAGTAGCCGCAAACTCTGATGCTGGCTTGTGTGGTCTGCGGATAGCCATGTAGATATATTCTCTACCCGCGGCATTTACTTCTCCCCCCGTACTTGTAAGTTCGAACCCATTGGCATGGAGTTTGATGTAGGAGTTAGAACTTGCGCTAAGCTCTGAAGTGGTGCTATTGGCTAAAAGTGTTGGATCTATTCCAGTTCCAGAGTTATCAGGCGTCACTATCCCACGCATAGAGTCTAAAATTATCCAACTTTCACTATGAGTAGTACACTTTATTATCAGCCACTGAGGCTCAAATCCAAGATCAATGTTTGGCTTGCTAGAGGTGTTACCCGTGTAACTCCCACACTTAATAATGGCTTCGTCGGAGTCTGTGCCAAAGTCTTGGGCATCGTGGGCGAAAAGGTAGGCTACGTAATCGTAGGACTGATTTAGGTAAGCGCCAACTGTAAATTCAGTAGATGTCGGGGCTGTGTCGTTCCAAACGGTTGAAGCTGTAGCCGCCGCATCAGTAGTTGAAAGATTTAAATACTTAGTTGCTCCGAGGCTGGTATGATAGACACACCAC